TCTTTGCATTCAATCAGAATATTGACATTCTGATATATTGCTAAGAGTAACTCTCGCTCCGTCTGTGGATCTTGGACATCACTCAAGTATACACCTCAGTCAAAACGTTTGTGCCGTCGAAATCCGGATATTTTCCGACGTTGATAATCACCGGTTGTGTCCCATCAGGGAGGGTGATCCTCGATTCGGGATTGAGCGAAACCGTACCGGGCATTAAGATCTGACAAGAACTTACTACCTGTTTGCCGTTTCTGTCGATTACAACCCGATTTTTCTGTACGACAATCGCGCTGTATGCAGTGCTCGTGCCCGTAGAGGGGTTGCCGAATTGGTCGTATGTGCCCGGAGTCTCAATAGATACGCTCTGATGCGCCCATCCGTCCACAATATCCGCCAGTCCGCTCATTTCATCACCGGTCTCCGGAACGGTTTTAGGATCCGGGTTGCCTGCGGGGGGATACCGTCTTGAGTGTACGATCGTGAGAGAGGTCCGGCAGACTCCGATGCAATGCCCGGTCTGATGTTGATATCCGTCCAAACGATTTGCGAAATTGCGATTTGTGCGGGTTTCCGGTTTCCTGCCAAATCGATGTACGCAAAGTCTATGAGGACGTTTCCCCCGGTGCTCGTGCCGTACGTAGATGCTGCGAGCGGGTAGATATACCCATTCTCATAGTCAATCTCGTAATCTCGATCCTCTTCGTATAGTTTTGCATCGTCTGTGCTCCAGACGTTCACGGTATCGCGGGATAGCCATTGATACGGTGCTGTTTGAGTTGTCGTGTATGTGCTTGATCCGGTGACGTTGGTAATCATCGCTGGAGCTGTGGACGTTGCCCGCAGATCGACCAGATAATCATCCCGGTGATACAGGTAGTGCGATAGTCCGTAATTGCAGTATTCATCTGCGAATGCGGCGGACGGATAGAGTAGTGCTGCGATCTGAGTATCGTTGTTTGTTGTGGTGATGCCCAAGATCGCTTTTACGTCCGTGGTTGCCATTGCCGCGCCCATTGTCGTGTACCTCCTCAGGCCGGGGGTGGTCCGACCTTTGTATCCAGATTACTCCAGACTTTTTTCATCTCCCCGACGATTCCGATATGCGCTTCGGCGTGATTGATCAGACGTGCGATCTCTGCCTGTTGCTGTGACAGTGCGCTCAATCTGGTCATCGCGTCCTTTTGGATCTGATTGAGTTTGTCCTCGTATGCTTTTTGTCGGGAGACTTCCCAGGCATAGAGGAATGTGGTTTTGCACAGATCCGATGCATTTGGGATGAATACTTTTACCCCCATTCCTTCAGCAATTCCAATCCAGTACTCGCAGCTGGGGCGCTGAGCGATATATTCATCGCCGACCGCCATGTCCACACCGTAGATGTTGATTTGCGTCCACTGGCGCCCGGTGACGGCTCCCTCAAAGAGCGCGTATGCGACCATGTAGGAAATCGAATTTGTGAGATACCGGGATCCTGTAAGTCCTTTTGCCTGCCAAAATGCGAGCATTTCGGTAAGCGGATATCGGACAGACCAAGGAACCCTTTCGTTCCGTTCCTGCATGTAGACCGGACAGTTCAGTTTTGATAATCCCGAGATGCCCATTTTCTCAATCGCGGCTTCGTTGACCTGACACTTTCGCGCCATTGCTGTGGTTCTGCCGGCGACTACATCTGTTTCGATGTTTTCCACCGTGTGAATATCGAACCATCGCGAATATCGGGGGATCTGGTTGTGAAGATCGTTGAGTCCCCAGATATCCCAGGTCTCATCGTAATACGGCGCTAGGTCACGAGTAGGCGCGAATCCTACAATCGCAAGTTTCTTCTCGCGGTTGTTGGTTTGGCAGAACTGATCGTACTGACGAGCCAGATCGAGCCATGCGTCCGGGGAGGACAGGGTGATCACATTTGCGGTTGTCTGCGATGCTGGTTCCGGGATTGTTTCCGGGTTGTTTACAACGGTTTCGGGATTGACTGCATTCATGTTATCGTCGGAAAAATGATATTTTACCCCTGGGATCAGGGGAGTTCAATTGCCAGGATTGATTTCTGGACGGACGCGGTGCTGCATTCGTTGGTCGTTGCCTTGACGTACGTCCCGGCTGCCACCGATGACAGCAAAAGTGAACATTCAAGGAATGGTTGCCCAGCGTCGATGCCGTTGCTGGATGCTGAGAAGACATGCCCCCAGAGCGCGGACTCAAATGGTCCAATCACATAGGTGTACCTCCCGCTTGATCCGTCGGTGGCGACAGTGGAGTAGTGCATTTTCCAGCCGGTCTCTGCGGTGGAAGTGCCGATTCCGTGCAGGGTTCTCCATGCGACTTTGTCGGTGCTTGGAGGGTACCGGAGCGCAAGCGCCGGATACCATGCAACAGTTGATCCGCCGATGTTAAACTGAGCGACGAGCGCCATTTTGCCATCCGGGCGATTGAACGGGAACCTGATCACGTCGTTAGCTGTGGTGAGGTTGACGGCTCCCGGCAGGTGGCTTGCGGCTGCGTTGGTGCTGGCGTACCCAATAGATGAATTGATAGACGGTCCGCCGAGCGCCATAAACCGATCCTTGTAGAGCAGGACCGGATCCATTTCGGTAGTTGTGGCTGCCATAATTACGTGCTCCTAGTCTCGATTACTACGAGAGCTTTTGGCTGGATGACCTTTGCGCCGTACACATGGAGACCTTTGACCGCATCCGAAAATCCGCCTTCGGGGCGGTATGCCTCAGTTTTGATGATCTGATCCGCAAACGTGATCGCGGCATTTGTGCCAAACAGGTTTTCCTGGACGGGGTTTGCCGTGGCGTGAGTGCTGCCTGTAGCGAGGTTGTTGGACTCGTAGATGTCGAATCCCATGAACCTGCCGAGATACCCCTGAACGAACAGTTCTGAGTTCAGTCCCTGAGTGAGCATTACGTTCTGTTTGACGAGCTGTGCACTCACGAATGGGCTGATGTAGGCTTTTCGTCCCGCCTTGGGGCAGTTCATCTCGCTTAAGAGCTGGTTTGCTCTGCCGAACATCGTCAGAACACCATAATCCGTGCTCGCCTGCGTGAGAGACATGTAGGTTGACGCGCCCGCCTGCGTGTAGAGCGCTGCGAGGAAGCTATCAGCATCCTCCGCGAGCCCCTGAGAGGCTTCCATCATCCCAGCGCCGAGAACGTTGCCTTTCGCCTGAACCGCGTCGATATCATCCACTGAGAAAGCGAAATACTTCGCTTCAGTGATTTCAAGCTGGGTCTGCGAATCGTTGAGAGTTTCTACTGTCAGATTTGATGTGCTGTTCTTTGTGTAGGTCCGAATCGTAACCGGTCCGACCTTCGTGATCTTGACCTTATCACCCTGTCCGGTGATATCCCCTTCGTAATCCCTGTTACAGAGACTGCCGAGGACGGTTGCCTTCTGGAAATCGGTGAATACCTGCCCGCTCCAGATTGTCGGTATGAAATTATTTACTGTCAATTATTTTTCCTCCTTAATTTTTTATTCTGCCTTCCCGCATCGCAGCAGTGAGATCCGCCATCACAGTTTCCCGCTCTTTCTGGGGAACGTTTGGAGACTGGATCCGTCGGGCTTCTGCCTCAGCTTCAGCGCGGGTATAAGTTCGTTTTGTTCCTGCCGGGGTCTCGGACTTTTTCGGATCCCTGCCGGATTGTTTGAATCGTTCCTGAACTGCCGCTTCTACGGCTTTCTGGAACTCGTTTTTTAGAGCGGTTGCACGCGCCTTGGTTTCGTCGGCATCTTTTCCGACAACAAATTCCCGCAAATTCAACGGCAGATCGTTTTCTTTCAGGACATCCACGGCGAGAAGTTCAAGTTCCTTTTTCTGGAGCATTGCTTCCCGTTCTCCGAGCTGCGTCTCTTTCAGTTTCCGGATTTGCGCCTCTGTCATTGTCGATTGTCTGAGTTCGTCAATGACTTTTTGCTGTTCTTTGAACTGTTTTGAGTACTCAGTTCGAACGCGATCCGTTGCCGATTGGATCAGTTTCTCGACGTCTGGATGTGCCGGGGTTGCCGGGGTTTGTGGTGCTGCTGGTGGTGCTTGCTGTCCATCAGTTCCCGCAGGAGGATTCTGCCCGGAGCCCTGAGGAGTTTGAGTTTGATTGCTCTCGTTTTCTGGCATAGTGATACTGTTCACCTTCCGAGTTCCTCCCGCGCCAGCCCTGCCACGCAAAATGTATTTCGGAAAACACGTTCTGCGGAAAGTTCTGGTAGAATAGTAGAGAGCGGGTGGCCCTCCGGTTGATGAGATTTTGTTTATCTTCTATGAGTATATACTTTTCTGTTATTTCATCGCTTAACTACATCTGCCACTATCCGACACCTACACCCATAATCTAGCGCAGGTTCCCCGAATCCCTGCGGGGCATCTGCTTGATATCCGGCAAATTCCCCGGAAGGGATAATGAAATTTTCATCACCTCGTACCTCTTGACCGTCAAGAAGTGCATGCGCTTCTCTGACCCGGTCATCTCCCGCCGTAACCCACACTTTGATTACTTTGATATCGGCTTCTTTTCCAGCGGATTTAATAGATTCTGATACCGCTTCCTGAGATACCCGATGCGCGGTATCCCCGGCAAACGACCGGAACCGCGCAAAATCCTTTTCGATTGTAGTTTTTATTGCTTTCGCGGCATCCTGCAACGAATCGCCATGAACAAACCCGTTCGTGACAACGCCCTGTAGCCGCACGGCTAAATCCCGCTGTCTTAATACCATCCGTTCTGTTATTGTCCACCCTTCGGCGGGTTTTTTTAGGATTGCAGAGATTGCTTCTGCCTGCATTTTTCCGTTCAGAGATATGCCCGCAGCATCTCCGATAATCGACATGGATTGAGAGTATGATTGTCGGATGTCATCTTTTAGAACTGAAGTAAGCTGAGTCTGAACGGTTTGTGTATGTGTTTTTACGATATCATCAATATTTTGTTTCAGAGATTTGATCCGATTAAACTTCTGCATCTCAGCATACGTGAGAACGCCTTCCTTGTCAGCGTACTTCGCGTATACTTCTGATACTTCAGCTCTGACAGATTTGAGAAGCGCGGCGTACTCTTTGCGGCCCGACCGGTCGAGCGATTTGAATAGGCGCTCTGACTCTTTGACGATCTGCTCATAGTCAGATTGAAGCGACTTTGCCATCTGGTTATTCCTGCGTTACTTCTTCGGTTTTTTGCCTTTGCTCTTCCCCTTGCATGCCATTTTGAATATCCTCCAGATATAATTCTTGATCCAGATCGACTTGTTCCGCAAGTTCTGCTTTGATTTTTTGGATCTCTTCTTTCGGATCCTTGACAATTGTGAGCGTACTTAAGAGCGTTTCGTCTGATATAATTCCCTTCAGCATCGTTGCCGTCTGGGCTTCGTCCGCGAGATTTAGCGGGAAGTTTCGCCGGAACTTGAACACGAGATCATCTGAATCGAACTGGATGCCTTCAACGCCCCATTTTGTTCCGACAATTCGGAATTGCTGATGGAGCGCAGCAGAGAATTTATTCTCAGCCATCTTGCATTTGACTTCCATCGGAAAGAGCTTGAATTTGAGCGCCACTCCGGAGACATTCCCGGAAAACGCTTCATCTCGCATATTCGGAATACCGGAAATCGCATAGATTTCTTGTCCGAGCCGGTTGAGATGGTTTTCAACTGTCGTACCGTCTAGGGTTTTCGTGATAAACTCCATACGGTCATCTTTATCCGCAAACCCCACAACCCCGGTCTTTTTCATCTGGTTGATAAATTTCTCATCAATATCAGTATATCCGTACATCGCAAGATAGGCAAGGCGGAACTGTTCGATCTCGCTGTTCTGGTCGCTGATAGTACGGTCGTAAGCGTCGATGAGCGCAAGTACCTTTTCGGCATCGCCCTGTAACTCTTCGTTGTTTGGATATCCCACGAGGGGCACCATTCCGGCGAACATGTGCGGCTCTTCACCAGTTTTTGTGAAATTGTAGGGCATTGTCGGGACTTTCTGAACTGTGGTGGGATCTTGTGTCCCGGGCGCCGGGGGCGGTGCGGTCGTCTGAGTCCAGTACGTTACGTTAGTTTCGTCGAACCATTCTGCTTTGATGATCTCCTGAGATCTGCCGGCTGCATCTGGTTCAGTAGTCTGATAGTACCGGATCGCGTATTTCGGGGTAATAATGGATCCTTCATCCGAGAGGAAAATACATTCCCACGGGGGAACGTTCATTGCGTCTTCTTTCCCTTCAGGATTGATATAATACAGGCGTGCCCCAAGTCCGCAGATTGAAGCCATTTTGCCAGTTTCGGTGTCCAGATCTACCGTATCGATTCGGTTCAGAAACTCTTTGATTTTGGTCTCGATCAATATCCTTTCTTTCGCCCCTTCACTGACAGTATAGGTGATCGGCTCCCCGACGAAATACCCGGTTTTGGTGTTACAGATATTCGAGAAATGATCCACATTGACCTGATTATTGATTTTTGAACTGTCATCAAACACGCGCCGGAAGATGCTGGATGATTTCCCAACTGTGTACCATTCCTGCGTGCTATCGGTTTTATACCGATTGAACAATCCAATC